CACTGGCGAGCAGGGTATCCAAGGTATCCAAGGTATCACTGGCGCAGGTACACAAGGTACGACCGGCGATCAAGGTATCCAAGGTATTACTGGCGCCCAAGGTATTCAAGGTGGAGCTGCAGAAGCAGCTTCTGCGTATGAATTGCAATCGCTAAATGATACAACAACAAATCAAGATTTTTATCCGGTTTTTGTTGGAGCAACTGGATCTGTCCAAACAATTACATCATCAACAACAAAACTGTATTTCAATCCTTCTACCGGCGACTTGTCGGCAACAGGCTTTAATTCACTTTCAGATGCAACATTTAAAGAAAATATTTTACCAATTGATGATAGCTTTTCAATGCTTGATAAAATTGATACGTACAAGTTTAATTGGAAAGATACAAAAGAATTAAGTTATGGTGTTATGGCGCAAGAGTTAGAAAAAATTATGCCAGAGCTTGTAAAGAAAAATGGTACCGGTCAAAAAACTGTTTCATATATTCCTTTAATTGCAATCATGATCGACGCAATAAAAAAATTAGATGATAAGATCGAAGGTAAAATGTAATGTCGGTTAACTTTCCAGCTTCTCCGAGTTTAAATCAGATATATCAGCAAGACGGTATGTCTTATGAATGGACCGGTTCAAAGTGGCGTAGAACCGATATTTCTGAAAACTCTATCGTCGTTGAGTATACAGACATTGTAGAACAGACCGCGAGTACTGTTTCTATCGAACCGGATAAGTACAGCTATTTTAAGATTGATGTAGATGATAACACAACCATCACAATACCATCAGCGAGCCCGTATTCAAATTTTGTGGTAGAATTAGCTTTAGGTACTACTGCATATACTGTTACATGGAGCAATAACGTGGAGTGGGCCGGTGGATCGGCTCCTTCATACGATTATGGATACGCAGCTAAGGTATTATTAGATTTTACTACATACGACGGAACTAATTGGATTGGATCAGAACTTTTAGACTATACAGTAGTTCCGGTTCATTCTATCCAAGGAAGTGTGAGTGGATATAGCTCTGGAGGAGTTGCTCCTGTTGGCAATAATGTAATAGATAAATTTCCCTTTTCATCTGACAGCAATGCGACTGATGTTGGAGATTTAACACAAGCTAGAAGCTTTCTTGCAGGTCAGTCAAGTACTAATTCGGGTTATAGCTCCGGAGGCCAGTCGCCTCCTAAAACCAATACTATAGATAAGTTTTCATTTGCAGCAGACGGCAATGCAACAGACGTTGGAGATTTAACAGTATCTAGAAGCCATGTTGCAGGTCAAAGCTCTAGCGAAAGTGGATATACTTCAGGAGGTTTAATACCCGCGAATTCAAACGTAATAGATAAGTTTCCGTTTGCAACGGATTCTAATGCTACAGATGTAGGAGATTTGACTAGTACCACATATTGGCCGGCGGGGCAGAGCTCTTCTATTAGTGGATATACATCTGGGGGAAGTAATCCTGGAGGTTATAGTAACGTTATAGATAAGTTTCCTTTTTCTACAGATGGCAATGCAACCGACGTTGGAGATTTAACTCAAAGCAGAGGCTATCCAGCAGGACAAAGTTCTTCTTCTAGTGGTTATACCTCTGGTGGTTGGACTCCTCCTAGAGTTAATACAATAGATAAATTTTCTTTTTCAAGTGATGGTAATGCAACAGATGTTGGAGATTTAACATTAGCTAGAAACGGACCTGCAGGACAAAGTTCGACAACCTCAGGATATACATCAGGAGGATACGACGGTTTTGGTAATAATAATATAGATAAATTTCCGTTTGCATCTGATGCCAATGCAACAGATGTTGGAGATTTAACGACAGCTAGAACTTTCTCTCCTGCAGGCCAACAAGTGTAAACACGAAAATACGTATAACAAAAGATAAACTTGAAAGTATTTAAATTTTCCTCAAGCTCAATCAAGAGTAAGCGAACACTCTTTCTACATAAAGCTTCTAATGAATCTTTACATACTTATTCCAAAATAAAAAAACTACATGGTTAAATAAAGTTTATTTACGTAGGATTTTAAAGTTATGATAAATACATATAACAAATCCACAAGAGGCACATTATGACGCAATTAGATTTTCAACCTAGTCCTTCTACAGGAGACGTGTATACTGAAGGATCTCTAAGTTATATCTTTACTGGTACGAAGTGGAAACTGCTCGCGAAGAAGTATAACTATAACGGTTCTGCACCAACGAACACCAGCAACGCGACTGAGATAGACCTAAGCACTGGAAATTTCTTTGATATTATATTAGACGAGGAGACTACAGTTAGTTTTGCGAACCCACCTACTTCAGGGTTATTTAAGAAGTTTCAAGTAAAACTTAGTATACTTAGCAGTTATGTGAGTACTATTTCCGTAACTTGGCCAAATTCAGTTGCATGGGAGGGCGGTTCTGCGCCAACTCTTCCTGAGTTAGGCCATACTGACGTTCTTGAATTCTATACTAGCGATGGTGGAACAACGTATTATGGAAAACTAAAAGAGGATAACTTAAGCTAATGGCAGCAAATTTTCCAAGTACTCCTACGATTGGAGATACGGTAACAATTGAAAACATCACATATAAATGGTCTGGAACCACTTGGAACATTATTTCTAAAGGAATAGTTGCTCCTGTCGTCCAATCAAATAATGGAACGATAGATCTAAGTAAGGGTAACTACCATAAGATCTTAATAGATAGCGGTAACAACTCAGTAACCGTAAGTTTTACGAATGTTCCTTCAGGCAGTTCCAAATGGTTTTTAGAGTTGAATGTAAGTGATAGCTACACAATTACATGGCCTGACTCTGTAATATGGGAAGCAGCTACTGCTCCAACGGCTATTGAAAATCAAACTCTAATACTTGAGTTTTACACGCCTGATGGTGGTACTAATATTTACGGCGTTGAGGCTATAAACAGAGACGAAACGCCAGCGCATTCGATCCAAGGAAGCGTGAGCGGTTATACATCAGGTGGAAAATTATTTCCACCTAATATCTGGTACAACACAATAGACAAGTTTTCTTTTGCGGCTGACGGTAACGCGACTGATGTAGGTGACTTGACTCAAGCAAGAGAAGGTGTAGCAGGGCAGTCGAGCAGTGTATCAGGCTACGTCTCTGGTGGGAGGGACGGCCCAAGTTTCAGCGTATTCAATACAATTGATAAGTTTCCTTTTGCTACTGATGCAAACGCGACAGATGTTGGTAATTTAATAACAGCTGGTTGTTATGGGGTTGGCCAATCGAGTGAAGTATCTGGTTACACCTCGGGCGTGTATTTTGCCCCAGGCGCTTCAAACAACACAATTGAAAAGTTTCCTTTTGCGGTTGACGCTAATGCAACAGACGTTGGAGATTTGACTGTTTCGCGCCAAGGCGGGAGTGGCCAATCTAGTTCAATTTCAGGTTACACCACAGGGGGTTGGGTACCACCGCGCGTTGATACGATCGACAAGTTTCCATTTGCCTCTGACGGTAATGCAACTGATGTGGGAAATTTAATATTTCCAAAAAACCAAATTGGCGGAGGGCAATCTAGCTCAGAATCTGGATACAACTCAGCTGGCTATGGCGCCCCATCTGACTCCCGAAATGCGATCGAGAAATTTCCGTTTGCAACAGACGCGAACACTACCGATGTTGGTGACTTGACGCGGTCTGAACTTACAGCGTCTGCTGGGCAATCGAGTGTTACTGATGGATACGTTTCTGGTGGTGCAGCCGGTCCTACATACACAAATACGGTCGATAAGTTTCCTTTTGCGACCGACACAAATGCAACAGACGTCGGCGATCTTACGCAATCTAGGCGCGGCGGTGCAGGTCAACAGGTATAAACGAACAGTTTAACGGAGAAAAAGAATGTTTATTAAAACAGACAACGAAAATAACATCGTGACATATCCATATAGTCACGATAAGTACCGAGCAGAAAATAAAAATAAGAGTTTACCTAAAGTTTTAAACAACGATTATCTTGCTGCAGAAAATGTATTTCCAGTATATCCAACATCAAAACCAGAATTCAACGAAGAAACGCAACAAGCTATTGCTGATGCCAATAATCCGTATCGTGATGAAGATGGATTGTGGAGATACGGATGGAATGTCTTAGACAAATCAGAAGAAGTAATCGAACACGATACATTGATAAAAGCAATGCAAGTACGTAAAGAACGCGACGCGCTTCTTGCCGAATGCGACTGGGTTACTCTAAAGGCCGCAGATACGAACACATCAGTTGACGATGACTGGGCCGCATATAGACAATCCCTAAGAGACGTTACAACTCAGGATGGATTTCCTTATACTGTTACTTGGCCTACGAAACCTTAACGCTGTTTCAATGTATAAATAACAATAAGGAAGATTATGATAATGTGAGGTGAAATATATTATGAGTTTTTTCGAAAACACTAAAGACGGACAACAAATTGAAAGTACGTACCAATACGGTGATAATGATAGCTTAGCAAGAAACGTTTTAAATGACGGGGGTGACATACATCCCCTCATTATCCCTTCTACTCTTACAAACGGTACAGGTCTAATGAACCCGTCTATATTGAATATAGACGGTAAACTTGTTGTAAATATAAGACATGTAAACTATACCTTTTATCATTCAGAAAGAAAATTGTTTCAGCATCCTTGGGGTCCACTTACATATCTTCATCCCGAAAACGATATGCACTTGCGAACTGAAAACTATTACTGTGAGCTGGATGAATCGTTTGAAATATCACGCTTTAATAAAATCGATACGAGTAAGTTTGATACATACGAACCTATGTGGGATTTCGTTGGTCTTGAAGATGCCCGTTTAATCGAATGGAATGGAAAACTATTTACATCCGGTGTTCGGCGTGATACAACCACAAACGGCCAAGGAAGAATGGAGCTTTGCGAAATTGAAGTCCATGAAGATAGAGTTATAGAAGTTTCAAGATGGAGAATTCATCCGCCAAACGATAAGAATTCATATTGTGAAAAGAATTGGATGCCTATTGCAGATCAACCTTTTAAATATATAAAATGGTGTAACCCAGTTGAGGTTGTAAAAGTTGATGAGACACCAACCGATGATAAGGTATTTGAGTCAAATTGGGTTGATTCCGAAACTATACACTTACAGACATCTGGTAACTTTTTGAGTAAGGATCCTCGCGGTGGATCGCAGGTAATTCCATTTGGTGATAATTACCTAACACTTACTCATGATGTTGATTTATTTAAAAGTGATGTTGGAAGAAAAGATGGTGTATATCGCCATAGGTTTATATTATTTGATAAAGATTGGAAAATATTAAAACATTCAAAAGATTTTTCTTTAATGAACGGGCATACTGAATTTTCAGCTGGTATGTGTCATTATAAAGATAAAATACTTATTACATTTGGATTTCAAGATAACGCGGCGTTTATCTTAGAAGTAAATCCAAAGACAATCGAAAAAATGTTAGGCTGAGAGGAAAATTATTATGAACAGAACTGATATTATACAATCTCTCATAAACAATATAAACGCAAAAAGTTATCTTGAAATAGGAATTTCAGAAGGATATAATTGGAGAGAAATTAAATGTGAACATAAAGTAAGTGTTGACCCAGAACCACTGTCAAAAGCTGATTTGGTTATAACATCCGATGAATTTTTTAAAAAAAATAAAGAAACTTTTGATGTAATATTTGTTGATGGATTACATCATGCAGATCAAGTTTATCGTGATATTGTAAATTCAATTGATATTTTAAATGAAGGTGGTTATATAGTATGCCATGATATGAACCCGCTTAAAGAAGAACACCAAGTTATACCTTTTACAGGAGGTACTTGGAATGGTGATTGCTGGAAAGCGTTTGTTAATTTAAGAGCAACTCGAAAAGATTTGGAAATGTACACTGTTAATACAGATCATGGTTGTGGGATAATTAAAAAGGGTAAGCAAAAAACATTAAATATGCCAGATGGTGAATTACAATACAAAGATTTTGATAAAAACAGAGTAGAATGGCTAAATCTTATTAGCACTCAAAAATTTGGAGAAATGTTTGGGATAGTTGGTTTAAAATATATGTTAAAAACCTATATCATGGACCCAAATAACCCAGAAACTAATTGGAATTTGGCTTTGTATTATGATACAATTGGTCAATTAGCTTCTGCAATTTCTTTTTACATTCGCACTGCTGAAAGAACAGAAGAAGATTTATTAAAATACGAATGTCTTATTCGAGCTGCGATGTGCTTTGAAAAACAAGGTACTCGAAGATTTACTGTAAAGGGTATTGTGCAGCATGCTATTGCAACTCAGCCGCATCGCCCTGAAGGGTATTATTTACTCAGTAAGTTTTATGAAAATGATCCTGGTGATGGTAAATGGTTTGACTCGTATACAACTGCATCAATCGGTTATTCATTCGCAAACAACATATTAGAGCCTCTAAGGACAGTTGTAGATTACCCTGGAAAACATGCTTTGCTATTTCAAAAAGCACATACTGCTTGGTGGTGCGGTCTTAGCGAAGACTGCAGAAGTATGCTAATGGATCTTTATACAAACTACGATTTGAAAGAAGAGTATCGTAATGCCGTATACGAAAACCTAGCAAGATTAGGAGCATTCCAATCAAAAAGTCTTACTCTATATACGAAAGAGAAACATGGCGATCTTGCAAATCAATTCGGTGGATCAGAAAACATCGAACAAAACTATTCGGAAGCGTATCAAGATATGTTTGTCCTTACTCTATTCGGTGGTAAAAAGAACGGCAGTTACGTTGAGATTGGATCAGGCCATCCAACATATGGAAACAATACATATCTATTGGAAAAAGACTACGGTTGGAATGGTGTATCACTTGATATTAGCGAGCAGTTTGTTGCTCAGCATAACCAGGAAAGAAACCACACTTGCATCCTCAAAGACGCAACAACCGTAAACTACGAGCCGTTCCTCAACGGTCTTGGTTTTGGTAAAGATATTGATTACCTTCAAATCGACTGCGATCCACCCGAGATAAGTTATAAAGTTTTACTTTCAATTCCATTTGATACAAAACGGTTTGGCGTAATTACATTTGAGCACGATCACTATGCAGATCCAAACGGTGGATATCGTGAAAAATCTCGCAAGTACCTAGCAGCTTATGGTTATCAATTGGTCGCAGGCAACATATCACCAGATAAAGATAGACCATATGAAGATTGGTATATACATCCTGACATTATAAATATCGATGAGTTCAGAGTTTTGAAGAATACTGGTGATTCTACGAAAATGGGTGAAGATTATATGATGGGTAGAATTACACGTGACAAAGCAAAAGCAGCTTAAAAACTTTCCAACTGTATATTATCTTTCATTAAAAGACTCCTTAGAGAGGCAGCGCGATTTAGAGTCACAGCTGTCCTCAAGAGGAGTAAACTTTAAAATGATTGAAGGATACGACGGCAGAACTGTTGATATTCGAAAACAGCTAAATATATCAAGTCCACATATGGCACCTGAAGTTATTTCGTCTGAAGTACTGTCTGTTGCTGTTTCACATTTGCATATGATATATCGTTGGTATACAGAAACAGAAGAAAAAATTGGTTTCTTTTGCGAAGACGATATTAATTTTTCTTTGGTTGATTATTGGAATTTTGATCTTAACGAATTTGTTGAGCCTTTGCCAAAAGATTGGCAAGTTATTCAAATGTCACTGATTAAAGAAGACCCAGTCAACCGCAGTGATATGAGAATAAGAGGAAAAAGATGGAATGATTGGTCTTGCTGTGCATATCTAATGCGACGTGAATATGCAAAAGAAATACTAAATAACTTTTATGACGAAAAAACAAATTCGTTTAATTTAAAAATAAAAGAAACATTACATATTCCTTTGCCTGAAAATGTTATATATCCTTATAATTATAAAAGATGTTATGTATTTCCGTTCTTTACAGAAAACAGATTACACGATTCTACTTTAATTAGGCAAGATAATAAAGACAGTATAGACACCATTCAGGACCAAAGTAGCAAGTTTATAACTGATTGGTGGAAAGAAAATGGAAAAAATATTAATATAAAGGAGTTGGTAAGTATGGTAGATAAAATTCCAGTTATTGGGGCCCCGGTTGTAAATAGTACATATTGGATTTCAAGACTTATTATGAGTGTTGATTATCCTGTGGAAAACTTTGTCATTATAAACAATAATGGCCGCGGTGAATTAGATGAAGAGCTAAATCGCTTAGTTCAAATAGATCACAAATTTATTGATAATATTAAGGTAGTTCATATGCCAGCAAACGTCGGTTGCGCAGGAGCTTGGAACCTTATTATTAAATGCTATATGTTAGCGCCATATTGGATTATCGCAAACGACGATGTTGCTTTTGGCCCAGGTCTTTTAGCTGAAATGGTCGAAAGAATAAATGGTGATCCAGTCGTAGGTATGATACATCCAAATGCAGGTGACTTTGGAGTCGGAGCGTGGGATCTTTTTCTTATTCGTGAAAATGTTGTTAAAGTATTTGGTTTATTTGATGAAAATACATATCCTGCATATTGCGAAGACGCAGACTATATTATGCGGATGTCACATCGGCCTATTCGAAAGATCGTTGGCTTAGAGAATAAATATATGCATGGACACGGTGATAGTACAATGTATTATGAAACCGGTAGCCAAACAGAAAAAAATGAAGAAGGTTTAAAACAAAAATTAGATCATTCAAATAACTTAAATATTGAATATCTTACACGTAAATGGGGTATTGGCTGGAGGAAGTTATCTCCAAATAAAGAAGTATTTGAAGGGGAAGAAACTCCTATTTCAACTACCACATATGATTTAGATTTTGTTAGACAAAAGCATTTAGGTTTTTAATATGAAAAATTGGATTATACAAGAAGAAGAACATTTTCAAGAAAATGTAGTTGAAGAAGTTATTCAGCCGCAAGAAAATGAAATTGTTTACGAAGGAGAAGCCGATCCTGTCTATAAAGTAAACCCAAATCTTCAAGAAAATAAAAGAGCAATTATAGTTGATAACTTTTACGCAGATCCTTATGCGATGCGCGACTATGCTTTGCAACAGGAATACTTTGATGATCCTGGTTATATTGGAAGAAGAACAAGAACGCAACATCTATTCCCTGGCTTAAAGGAAACTTTTGAAAGTATTATCGGCGAAAGAATAAGTGAGTGGGAAACCTATGGTATGAATGGTAGGTTTCAGCACAATTATGCCGGTGAAAAGCTAGTGTATCATTGTGACCAACAAAAATGGGCAGCCATGATATATCTAACACCGAATGCTCCACCTCAAACTGGTACAAGTACATACATGCACCGAGAAACAAAAATTCACCATAACTCTCAAATTAATTGGGAAGATGGAACTGGACATAAAATATTTCCTGGAAAAACATTTTTAGATAAAACTCCGTTCGATACAGTAGATTCTTTCGGTAATATTTTTAATCGTTTGGTTATATTTGAAGGGGGATCAATTCATGCTGCGTCTGAATACTTTGGCAGCGATATACATGATTGCAGATTATGGCAAATGTTCTTCTTTGACGGAGAAGAATCAAGAATG